CTTAAATCTGGATTCTTCCGGCACAGTGTTTGGTTCGGTCGATCTTGGTTTGATCGGCCGCAGAACATCGTGACAATACTGGACTGTATCGACATGCAGCCGGAACAAATGATTCTGGAGCTCAGCGGCAAGAGGAGTCTGGAATCGATGATCGCTGGCGTGCTTGCGCGTGGCTGGGAACTGGAGTCGCAACGATTACCAAATGAATTTACCGTAAAACGCGGGCCGTATCGAATGCGATGCACGTCGGACGAGATTCGTTTTGAGGGCTTTTTGCCGCAGGAGATTCTGGGTTCTGACGCTGAGCCTGAGAAACAGAGCTTGATTGAAGGAGTTCTTCGGCTGCTGCCTACGTCTAACTGAACGTGGCGATCTAAGAGGCGATTTGCTGGCGTGATATCGAAACACGCACTCCTGCGTTCAAGGATCGCGAATCGTGCGTCTACGTGAAAATTCTGCAAACAGGTTAGCGAAGGGTCCGAGTTGGTAGTCCGCAATACGACGGGATATGCATGAATCGGATATGGCGCGACAAGCCAGTGATGATTGACCCCTTTTTTCCCCGCGGCTGACGGGTTCGCCAAAACTGACGGGTCTGACGGCACTTCCTCAAAAACCATTTCACTACGCGCGCATATAGGGAGTTTTTGAAGAAAACCCGTCAGACCCGTCAGGCCATCAGCCCTCTCGCGGTCGAGCGAACAAACGAATCGAGAACAGTTTCCACTTTCCCCGCGCTTCGCGTATATTTACGGTGAAGGCTCGGCTCGATAGGCGAGCGCAGCGCGCACCCTCCGAGGCCAACCCAACACGAGAGATGGGACTCTCGAAAAACTCCATCCCTTCCGTGCCGTAGCCGGAGTGTGCCCAGATGCAGCGTGAGATCCAAATTCCCTTCTATGCGCCCGACGGAACCTCGCTCGGGTTTCGCTCGGTCGAAGCCGCGAGGCGTTTGATCGAAGACGGGCATGTGAAGCCCTCATATGGGCGCAAACGACATTTGAGGGCGATCTGGCTGCAGCGGGAAGACGGAAGCAGCCCGGTACCAGCACAGGCCTTTTCCGGGACGCGGTACAGTTTCCCGGAGAATCTCGACAGCGGTCGGCGTTGCTGGAAGCATCGGCGCTTGGACCGGCGCGACGAGGATGGCACGTTCGTCAAGACGCGTGGCGTGTTCCTCCAAGTGGTTGCGGATTGCACGGTCAAGTGAAAGCTAGAAGGCAAATCGGTGCGCGGCACGTCGCCTGGATGCGTGGTGCGTTCCTTGGCGGCAGGGCGCGCCCGAACCAGCGGGTCGGCCATCCAGCCAACCGGGAGCCAGACGGCGCGACACGGGGCGCGGGGGCGCGAACGGGTGGCCTCCCCTGCATGGCGGCGGGCCGCGGGAAGTCCAACATGTTGGACTTTCGGGCTGGTTTCGATATTTCAGGGACCTGACTTTCGAGGCCGCGCCGCGGGTTGGAATGGTGCGGTATTCGCGTACCGTCAGGCCCGAAAAAGTGGTTAACCCCCGGTTAACTCGGTTAACCGCCGCTCCGGGACCTGTCGAACCAACCCTCAGATTCGATGCGAGATCGAGTCCCTGGAACCCGACATATGAAATCGCAGGCAGTTCACCAGTAGAGAAATGGCCACCGAAACCCCGCCACGGCTGATGACGAAGGCCGAGTACGCCAAGCACCGGGGCGTATCGAAGCCCTATATCAGCAAACTGGCCAAGAACGGCATCCTGGTCATGCGTGGTGGCAAGGTCGATGTCGTCGCCACGGACACTGTTCTCGACGATAAGCCGGTGGACGACATAGATGCGCCGCCCCCGACGCAGCAACCGGTGGGCGCCGCGCCGACGCGTCCGGTTGGGGAGTCGTCGGGCCAGGGCGGCGCCAGTTACGGTCAGGCGAAAACCATCGAGATGGTTTTTCGAGCGAAGCTGCGCCGATTGGAGTTTGAGACCAAGCAAGGGAAACTGATCGAGGCCGAGGTTTACCGCAAGACCGCCGCGAACGCGTTCCGCGCGTTCCGCGATAGCATGCTGGGGATACCGGACCGCGTCTCGACGGTCGTCGCGGCCGAATCCGATCCGAAGAAAGTCCACCTGGCATTAAAGACCGAGATCTCGCGCGAACTGGAGGCAGCGGCTGATGCAGTCCTCACCCTTTGAAGCGCCGACAGCCGATGTGCATTCTCTCCTGGCCGCGATCTCGGCTGCCGGACGCCCCGATCCCGATCTCACCATCAGCCAGTGGGCCGATCAGTATCGCGTGCTCTCGCGCGTTTCGGCGGGCGAACCGGGCCGGTGGCGTACGTCCCGCACGCCCTTCCTGCGAGATCTGATGGACTGCCTCAGCCCGTCGTCGCCCTTCTCGCGGGTGGTGTTCATGAAGCCGGCGCAGATCGGCGGCTCCGAACTGCTGCTCAATATGCTGGGCTACATCATCCACCACGCGCCTGGGCCGGCGATGCTGGTGGAGCCGACCGTGGAACTCGCCAAGCGGTTCTCGCGGCAGAGGATCGCGCCGATGATCGAGAACACCTCGGTGCTGGCGGATCGCGTTTCCGATCCGCGCGAGCGCGATTCCGGCAACACGATCTTGGCGAAGGAATTTCCGGGCGGAGTGCTGGTGGCGACGGGCGCCAACAGTTCGGTGGGCCTGCGGTCGATGCCGGCGCGGTATCTGCTCATGGACGAGGTCGATGGCTATCCGCCGTCGGCTTCGACCGGCGCGGCGGGCAGCGAGGAAGGCGACCCGGTGGACCTGGCGATTCGCCGCACGGCGACGTTCGCCAACCGGCAGATCGCGATGATTTCCACGCCAACGATTGCGGAGGTGAGCCGGATCGAGGCAGCGTATCTCGAATCCGACCAGCGCAAATACTACGTGCCGTGCCCCCATTGCGGCACGTTCCAGACGCTGCGCTGGGCGCAGGTGAAGTGGCCGGACCGGAAGCCTGCCGAGGCGTGGTACGAATGCGAGCGCTGCCACGAGCGGATCGCGGACCATCACAAGCCGGAGATGCTCCAGCGCGGCCAGTGGCGGGAAGAATCGCCCGGCGATGGCGAGACCGCGGGCTTCTGGTTGAATGGGCTGTACTCGCCGTGGACGACGTGGGGGCAACTGGCGAAGGACTTCCTCCGCGCCCGGAAGTCGCCGGAGCGGATGCAGACGTTCACGAACACGGTGCTTGCGGAGACCTTCCAGCAGGCCGGTGCCACCCGGACCGACGCGGGCGAGTTGCTGGGCCGGCGGCAAGCGTACCGCCCGGATGTCAAACTACCGGCGGGCGTGGTGCTGATTACTTTGGGCGCGGACCTCCAGGCCGACCGCATCGAGTTGGAGATCGTGGGATGGGGCCGCGATGAGGAGTCGTGGTCGCTGGCTTACATTGTGTTGCCCGGCGATCCGGCGCAACGTGATCTGTGGGACGCGTTCGACCAAGTGCTGTCGTTGCGGTTCGATCATCCGTGCGGGCGGGAGTTCGAGATTGCCGTTGCATGCGTGGACTCGGGCTTCCACCAACCCATCGTGCAGGGGTTTTGCAACGAGAGGCAGCGCCGGAGTGCAGCGCCCAAGATGTATCCGATCAAGGGTGCGGCCGGCCAGCGTCCGATCTGGCCGCGGGTACACAGCAAGGCGAAAGATAATCGCCCGCTGTGGGTAATCGGTGTGGACGCCGCCAAGGAAGCGCTGTACGCGCGACTCAAAATCACCGAGCCTGGACCCGGATTCTGTCACTTTCCAATCAGCGATCAGTACGACGCGGGCTACTTCGAGCAGCTTACTGCCGAGACGTGCCGCGTGCGGTATAGCAAGGGCTTCGCGCATCGCGAGTGGGTCAAGAAGCCGGGCACGCGCAACGAGGCGCTGGACGCGAGATGTTACGCTTACGCTGCTTTGCAATCGCTGATCGCCGGTAGGTTCCGATTGAACAAACAGGCCGATCAGATCGAGGCGATGCTGCCGTCCAGGACTGGCGGGTAGGGCGGGCGGTTCGACAGAAGGGGATTGGTTCACCCGCTGTATGGGGCACTGTGTCCAATCCGGAATCGTGAACGCCGCCTGCTCGAATTGCGGTGGGCGCGCGGAGAAGATGCATCAGCCGGTGTTTGTGCGTGGGATGTTCTGCCCGCGCTGCTGTCCGGTGTGCGGTCCCAAGGCGACGGCGCCGCAGGCGGCAGCACCGGCGAAGCCACTGCGTCGCGTGGCCGCGTCGGCTGGCGTGAAGCGACGGGAGCAACCGGTGGCAGCACAAGGCGCGACGCAATGGAAGGATGCGGGCTGGGGACACCGTCCAAACGATCCCTGGTACCACGACCGCGACCGGCATCAACCGCGGCCCCGGTGGATTCCGTCGCGGCCGCGCTGGTTTCGATAACTGCGGGGCGATGCACAGCGCTCGCCCAGAACGGATGAAACTATGACCGCCACCACCATCACGCCAGCGATGGCACGGCACATCGAACACTGGCCGACCGACCGCCTGCGCCCGAACGCGCGGAATGCGCGCACGCACTCGCCCGAGCAGGTGGCGCAGATCGCGGCCAGTATAGTCGAGTTCGGGTTCGTCAACCCGATCCTGGTAGATAGCAACGGCGGAATCATCGCTGGCCATGGGCGTCTCCTTGCCGCCCAGAAGCTGGGCCTCGTTGAAGTGCCGGTAGTTGTGCTGGACCATCTCAGCGAGACCCAGCGGCGGGCGTATATTTTGGCCGATAACAAAATCGCCATGAATGCCGGATGGGACAACGCGCTGCTGGCCGACGAGGTGCGCGACCTCCAGACGGAGGGCTTCGATCTTGACCTGGCCGGTTTCTCTAGCGACGAGCTCGCCGTCCTGCTGGCGGCGCCCGAAGAGCCGGAGCAGGCCTCCGACATTACAGAGGACATTCCGCAGGCCCCGCTCCAGCCGGTTACCCGGCCCGGCGACCTTTGGCTGATCGGAAAGCATCGCCTGCTGTGCGCCGACTGCCGCGACCGGAATAGCCTGGGAATGTTATTTCCGCCCGATGCGCGCGCGGCCGTCTGCATCACCTCGCCACCGTATGCTGCGCAGCGCGAGTACGACTCTTCGAGCGGCTTCCGGCCAATCCCGCCGGGCGAGTACGCGGACTGGTACCGCGACGTTGCTGCCAACATCGCCGCCATCCTCGCGGGCGACGGTTCCTACTTCCTGAATATCAAGGAGCACTCAGAGGATGGCGAGCGCAGCCTGTACGTGAAGGACCTCGTCATCGCGCACCGGCGGCAGTGGGGCTGGCGCTTCGTGGACGAATTCTGCTGGCGGAACACCGCGAACGGTGTGCCAGGGAAATGGCCCAACCGCCTGAAGAACGCGTGGGAGCCGGTGTTTCATTTCTGTCGCAATAAGGAAATCAAGTTTCGGCCCAAGGCTGCCGGCCACCGGTCCGACGACGTGGTGGTGTACTCGCCCGATAACCCATCCGCGCCGAGTGGCTCCGGGCTCCTCGGATGCGGTGCGGATAAGATCGCCGGCATCGCGTGGCCCAGCAATGTGATCGAGGCCAAAGCGGAGGGCAGTCAGGGATCGCACTCCGCTCCGTTCCCGCGGGCACTGGTCGAGTTCTTCCTGAAGGCCTTTTCCGATCCGGGCGATTCCATTTACGACCCGTTCATGGGCAGCGGAAGTACGATGGCCGCGGCGCACGTTCTCGGGCGCACCGGATACGGTTGCGAGATCTCGCCGGCGTACTGCGATGTGATCCTGCGGCGGATGGAACAGCTTGCGGGCGTCCAGCCCGTGCTCGCTGCCACCGGGCAGTCGATGCGGGAGGTTGCGGAAGATCGCGGCGTGACCGAGGAACGGCGGAAGGCTTCCTGATGGCAATCGATCTATCACGCTTACGTGTGCAGATCTGGCCAATCGACAGGCTCTTGCCCTACATCCGCAACGCGCGCACCCACACCGACGAGCAGGTGGCGCAGGTCGCGGCGTCGATCCGCGAGTTCGGTTGGACGAACCCGATTCTGGTAGCAGCGGACGGAACGATCATCGCGGGCCACGCGAGGCTATTGGCGGCCAGGAAGCTGAAGATGACCGAAGTCCCGGTCATCGTTCTCGATCACCTGAGTGATGCGCAGCGGCGCGCGCTGGTCCTGGCGGATAACAGGCTCGCCTTGGATGCGGGCTGGGACGAGGAAATGTTGCGGGTAGAGTTGGCGTCGCTTCAAGAAGACGGCTTCGATCTGGAAGTGGTGGGATTCACGGACGCGGAGTTGGCAACCCTGCTCCGCGATCCGGAGGAGACCAACGCTGGACTGACGGACGAGGATGCAGTTCCCGAAGCCCCGGAGACGCCGGTTTCGGCGACGGGGGACCTTTGGATACTGGGCAACCACAAACTCCTGGTGGGAGACGCGACTGTCGTTGCCGACGTCCGGCGGTTGATGACTGGAGACGCCGCCGACCTGGTGTTCACCGATCCTCCTTATAACGTCGATTACGAAGGCTATACCGAAGAGCACTTGAAGATCAAAGGCGACCGGATGTCCGACGCCGAC